TCAAGCCGAAGTTTTTCCTGCCCTTGTGTAAAAGCATAGATGAAGTTAGAGATACTGATCGCATTGTGAATCGTGCTTTCGTCATAGGCGATCGGCACACCGTGATGTTTTCCCAGCATGCTGTGCAAAGCATTTGCCGTTCCATAGAATGCGGTAAAAACGTTTTCGTCGTCCGGTGTGCTGTACAGAGATGCTGCAAGCTTTAAGGCGGTCGTTTTTCCGGTAGAGGAAGTTCCCACCAGTGACACGCCAAAACAATCCGCAGGCAGCTTTTCTGTGATCCTCAGATAGGCAAGCAGTGTGGATGCCGCTGCTGCACAAAGTACAAACTGCAGTGACGGCATAGGGAGTATCAGACGGTTCAGTTCTGCAAGGTAATCCTCCGGTGACATCTCCAGATGTGCCCGCAGCACAGGCGGGCTGTGAGCTGCACCGCACCAGTGCAGTGTATTGCTGTCCTTCCATCCCAGGACCTGTCTGGCATCCTCTACCGGTAACGCTGCCACAGCAGCGCCTGCAGGTACATGCTCATCGCTTCATAAGCTCCGAAAGTACGATTGAACTGGTATTTGTTTTTCATGATGGTCACATAGAGCAGAGGCATTGGGAGCATCGTTCACGCAGTGAAAGCTGGACGGATAAAATGAAAAAGCAAGCAAGCGAGAGGAGTAAAAATGCCAAGAATAACAGTAATACCGCAAACAGTTAATCCGCAGACACGCCTTTCAGCCATAGAGGTTGTGAAACGAAAGGTTACGGGATATGCACGAGTATCGACAGATCTGGAAGAACAGATCACTTCCTATCAGGCTCAAAGAAAGTATTACACAGAGTACATACAGAAAAATCCTGACTGGGAGTTTGCAGGAATGTATACGGATGAGGGCATTTCTGCTACATCTACCAGGCATAGAGAAGGATTTAATCAGATGATAAAAGATGCTCTTGACGGAAAAATCGATCTTATCATCACAAAAAGTGTCAGCCGATTCGCAAGAAATACTGTTGACAGTCTGACAACCATACGTAAACTGAAAGAAAATAACGTGGAGTGTTATTTCGAGAAGGAGAATATCTGGACATTTCAGTCCAGCGGAGAACTGCTTCTCACCATTATTTCATCACTTGCACAGGAAGAATCACGTTCCATCTCGGAAAATGTTACATGGGGACAGCGTAGACGTATGGCAGAAGGTAAAGTTTCACTTCCCTACACAAAATTTCTCGGATACAAAAAAGGTGAAAACAGTTTGCCTGAAATCGTTCCAGAAGAAGCAGAAGTTGTAAGACTTATCTATAAACTGTTTATTGACGGTATGACACCTTACTATATTGCCAAGGAACTGACAAGACGTGAAATTCCTACACCCGGAGGTAAAAAGATATGGGCAGGCAGAACAATTGAAAGTATTCTGACAAACGAAAAATACAAAGGTGATGCTCTCTTACAGAAAAAGTTTACTGTGGATTTTTTGACCAAAAGGCAAAAAATCAATGAAGGCGAAGTTCCGCAATATTATGTGGAGCACAGTCATCCGGCTATCATAAGTCCGAAAGAATTTGACCTTGTGCAGACTGAATTGGAAAGGCGAAAAGAAATCAACTACAGCGGCATGAGCCTTTTCTCAAGCAGAATTATCTGCGGAGACTGCGGCAGCTTTTACGGTTCTAAGGTTTGGCATTCGACCAGTAAATACCGCAGAACCATATGGCAGTGCAACAGTAAGTTCAAGGGCGAGCATTTCTGCAGCACACCGCATTTATATGAAGCGGAGATTAAAGCCAAGTTCCTTAATGCCTTTGCAAAATACTACAACAGAAGAAAAGAAATCATCAAAAATCTGAAAATGGTGCTTGCCGCACTGCAAGAGCCTTTTCAGCCTGATGACACAGAGCTGAGAACCTTAGAGGCAGAACTCGAAGGATACATTGCTACGCATACCAACGGTTTCACAGACGAATACCGAAAAAAGTATGAACGCTTTGAAGAACTGCAGTCTGAACTTGACCGGGAAAAAGCTGAATATGAATCAGCACAGGCACGATACAAACAGATTCAGGATATCATCCAAACCTTGAAAGACGATGTGCTGACAGAGTTTGATGATCGTGTCTGGAATGCAGTAATCGCAAACGTTACCGTTTTTCATGACGGCAGTATGGTGTTCCAATTTAAAGACGGAACAGAAATCAAAGAATAACAATAGAGCCGGGCAGAAAAATGCCCGGCTTTTTTTGTGCCTGAAAATAGGTAAAAATCCTATTTGCAAACGATAACAGTGGCTATCGTTTGATTGCAAAAGTTATCGTTTGTTTTTACACAAAAAATTTCACCCCACTTTTGTGAGGTGAAATTCTACATTGTATCATTACAGATATTTTAATGAATCAGTTCAAGCGATGCGTAGGTTTAAGTGCCTCTGAATATATTTCACAGTACAGAATAAACTATGCCTGCAAGAAAATTGCGGATACACCTGAAAATATTGCAGATATTGCATTTGACAGCGGATTTCGCAATCTTTCAAACTTCAACAGGCAATTCCTGAAAACTGTGGGTTGTACTCCTTTGGCTTACAGAAAAAAACATCAAGCAAAGAATACAGACTACCTGATATTACCTTGTTTATATTTCGCCTTATTTTCATACATTCTTTTATCAGCAGTATCAAGACATTCAATAAAACTTGTACTGCTGTTTTCAAGATATGAAACGCCATATGAAATACTTACATTTTTTCGCTTTATTGAAAAGTGAACAGCTTCATTCTGAAGTTTTCTTACTATTTCTTCAGCTTCTTCAAGACTTGTTTCTGTAAGTATTATAACAAATTCATCTCCTCCGACTCTGAAAATTCTGCCTTTATGCTGTATAACAATATTTGTACGGAAAAGCAATGCTGTCATTCGTATATATTCATCTCCCACAAGATGACCGTATGTATCATTTACTTTTTTAAGGTCATTGCAGTCAGCAGAAATTACGCTTATAGGATATTTTCCGTTCTTTTCAATAGATGAAGTATACTGTTCAAAAAAACGTCTGTTGTATACATTGGTCAGACCGTCCATCAAAGCACTTTCTTCAAGACTTAATCGCAGAAGTTCTCTTGCAGTTACATTGTTTATAAGTCCTACAATACCTTTTACATGTTTGTTTTCATCAAAAAGAGGCTGTTTTATTATTTCAAAAAATTCACGTTCTCCATCAGTATTTATTTCTACTGTATAGGCTGTCCCCTTTCCTGTTTTTATAATTTCCATATCAGCTTCCATAGCTTTTTTAGCATTGTCTTTATCTTTTCGTATATCAATATCAGTTTTTCCTCTGATAGTCCATTCAGGGTCATCTTTGTGTTCAATATGATGCCAGTAATGAGTGGCAAATATATATCTTCCCTTTTCATCTTTAAGATATATATTTGAAGGGAGTTCTTTAAGTATTTTTTCAACCTGATAAAATGTCACTGAATTTTTTTCATGCATGGCATTTTCAATTTTATGAATAAGAAATTTGCTGACAAGCGGAGGATATATTATATCAACAGCACCGTTTTCAAGGCATTTTTCAGCATATATATCGCTGGTTATGTCATTACAGTATATAATTACCGGAACTGATGAAAGAACCGGATTTACCTCAAATTGCTTAAAAACCTGATAATTATTTTCAGATGCCTTTTTACTGCTGATAATCAGTGCAGAAAAGTGACTTATATTTTCGCTTATATACTCAAAACTATATAAATTTTCACTGACAACAATAAGATTATAATTTTCTTCAATTATATCTTTTATATCAGAATAATTCTGTGAATCATCTGAAACGATTATAACTGTCTTTTTAATGCTTTTTGAAATTTCCATATTTTCCTCCATTATTCTAAAAGGCTCAACGTAATTTGTTTTCTAAGTTTAACATAAAAAACGCCAAATGTCAATTCCGTTAAAAGACGATATTCTCTTTTTTCGATTCTTCCATGTCCTTTATTTAAGAGCTTGTGTTCATAGGCGTTTTAAGAGTGTAGCAACATGAGAAATCATAATCATTGTTTCAGCAGAGCAACAAGAAGTTTCATAATCCTTTGACAACCTGCGTGAACCATTCAGCCATGCAAAAGTACGTTCAACAACCCAACGTTTTGGTAAAACCTGAAATCCTTTCTGTTCTTTTATTTGCATAGAAATATCAATTCTGATATTGTAAAATTCATCAAAAGTATTCCGGAATGTTCCTCTATAACCGCCATCTGCATATCCCGTCTGAATAGTTGGATATCGATAAAGTGCTTTTTCAAACGTGTATACGCCGCCCTTTGTATCGTGAATATTTGCCGCATGAACGTGAATACACAGGAGATTTCCCATCGTATCTGTTACAATGTGCCGTTTTCTTCCCTTCATTTTTTCCCCGTCATATCCATGATTTTCTCCATAACACGTTGTTTTTACGCTCTGTGAATCGATCAGTGCGTAACTTGGTTCTTCATTCCTTCCTGCTTGTTTTCGTGTTATTTTAACAAGATGCTTCATCATTTTGTCCCATACGCCGTTCTCTCTTGCTCGGCGATAAAAACTCCATACCGTATCATGCGGTGGATAGTCATGTGGTAGCATTCTCCACATTTGTTGCTTGATATTCTTTTTTCATATCTCTTATTATACCACTTTTTTGCTATGAACACAAGCTCTCTTCTTTGACATCTTCATATCCTCCGTTTTTCCTTTTTTCAATTTTATTCCCTTGTGGCTTATGTGTCAAGTTTTATTATACAGGATCAGTTCGTGACGGACGACATGGAACGATTGACCAGTTGAACACCATGTACAATCGGTACAAGATGTGTCCGGCATATATCTTGCCCCATTGGGTGATTTTTAAAGCAAAGGTACAGTCTTATTTGAATGCTGGAACTTCTACTATTTCTGCATCTTCTACAAAGCAGCTTTACCGGGTGAGAAAGTCTTGGGCAGATGCAAAGTCGCAACTGGGTGCGTATTCTTCCTTAGAAAATGCGAAGAAAGCCTGCAAGGTCGGATATTCTGTATTTGATGCCAACGGAAATGTGGTCTACACCAATGGCAGCAAGTTCACAAAAGGACAGAAGGTTGCCATTCGTGCCAACACGCCTCTGTTCGCCAGTGCAGAAACTACATCTGTAACCAGAAGAATCAGCGGCACTTACTATCTCTATGACGGCATTGCCTGCAAGAACGGTCGTTATCGGATCACCACAAAGCCGGAGTTCTGCGGAAAAACACCGGTGGGACAATATGTGACCGGTTATGTTTCTTGGGATAATTTCATCTAACCATTTCCCGGAGTTGTTCTCTTTGAACAACTTCGGGATTTTTTTGTACTCAAATTGCAGTTTTTTCTCCATAGGAACTTAGAAGGAGGTATTTTCTATGACACAAAGTCAAAAAGAAATCATTTCACAAATGCTTGCTGCAGGAGAAAAGACAGCTAAAATTGCAGAATCCCTCGGTATCTCTCCCAATACAATCAAATCTTATCTCCGAAGAAAAAAACAGAACAGCTGTCCGAATTGCGGAAAACCCTTGATACAGCTGCCCCATAAAAGACAGAAAAAATTCTGTTCCGGTCGCTGTCGATCTGCTTGGTGGCGAAAACAAAACCTTGCCGCCGGAATGCTGGATTATACTTGTGTAAAATGCGGCTCTACTTTTAAAGCCTATCCCAGCCAGCACAGAAAATACTGTACGATTGCCTGTTATCGGGAAAGGAATCAACATGACGACCAGTAAGCTGCAGCAAATTGCTGCCTATCGAATCGCAGTTTCTCTATTCCGTCAGCTTTGGAAAAATGGTACGATTTCAGAGTCCGAATATCGAAAATGTGAGCGAAAAATCGCTGAACGGTGCAACATTCCAGACAAGAGTATTTATCGGGAAATCGCTTGATTTTTTGCCGGATAAGAGCGATGATAGAGAGACAAAGGAGGCGTATTTATGGAACGTGTTGTTGAACAAGTCGTATTTCCGGAAAAATTTCCGAGGATGCAGAATGTTGTAGCTTATGCCAGAGTGTCCAGCGGAAAGGATGCGATGCTCCATTCTCTGTCGGCACAGGTCAGTTATTACAGCCGTATGATCCAGCAGCACCCCGGATGGAAATACTATGGTGTTTATGCAGACGAGGCAATCACTGGTACAAAAGATTCCAGAGAACAATTTCAAAAGTTGTTGGAACGCTGCCGAAATGGCGAGATTGATTTGATTCTTACAAAATCAGTTTCCCGTTTTGCAAGAAACACCATCACACTATTGGAAACGGTGCGGGAATTGAAATTGCTGGGGGTTGATGTTTATTTCGAGGAGCAGAACATTCACTCCTTGAGTTCCGATGGCGAACTGATGCTCACGATTTTGGCATCCTACGCACAGGAGGAAAGTTTCTCTAGCAGTGAAAGCCGGAAATGGCAGATACGAAAGGATTTTTCCAACGGCAAAATCGGCAGCATTACGATTCTGGGCTACCGCCGAAATGCGGATGGGATCTTGGAGATCGAACCGAAAGAGGCGGAGCTTGTCCGTATGATTTTTTCTGATTACATCTCTGGTATGGGTCAACAGCGAATTGCAAATAAGATCAACGAGATGGGTATTCCTACCCGTCAAGGAAATCTATGGACACATCCGAGAATTCGTGAGATTCTGACCAATGAAAAGTATATTGGAAACTTGTTACTTCAGAAGTACTATCGCAATAACCATATCGAAAAGATAAAAACGAAAAATCAAGGCGAATTGGCGAGATACTATGTAGAGCAAGCCCACGAACCGATTGTCGATTTTGACACCTTTATCAAAGTACAAACCATATTGGATCAGCGGCATGAACAATATACCCATGATGGATCTACAAATCGTTATCCGCTTAGTGGTCTCATTACCTGTGGATTATGTGGAAAGAACTATCAACGAAAACAACTCCCACAAGGAATCATCTGGTTATGTGCTACATTTTTGCGGAGAGGAAAAAAATACTGCCCCGGTTCAAAGCAAATTCCGGAATCAATTCTATATTCTTTAATTTGCGACATACTGAAACTGACAGAATTCGATGAGGTCGTATTTCGAGATAACATTCATCACATTGTGATCCCAAAACCATTTGAGGTACAGTTTTTCTTTCATGATGGAACATCAGAAATACGCCACTGGGAATATCCCTCAAGATCAGAAAGCTGGACAGAGGAAATGAAACAGGCAGCACGAGAAAGGAGTCGAAAATGGAACGAAAAGTTACCATGATTCCGCCAACCATCAATCCACAAACGCACCTGCCTAAAACGCAGAAAGTGAAACGAAAAGTTGCCGGCTATGCACGTGTTTCCACAGATTTCGAGGAACAACTCACATCATATGCGGCACAGGTGGATTATTACACAAAATACATTCAAAAACGTGAGGACTGGGAGTTTGTCAAGGTCTACACGGACGAGGGCATCAGTGCTACCAGCATGGCTCACCGAGATGGGTTCAATCAAATGATTGCAGATGCTTTGGATGGAAAAATCGATCTGATCATCACCAAAAGCGTTAGTCGATTTGCAAGAAACACGGTGGATTCCCTGACGACTGTACGAAAATTGAAAGAAAAGAATGTAGAAGTTTACTTTGAAAAAGAGAATATCTACACATTGGATTCCAAGGGAGAATTGCTAATCACCATCATGTCCAGTTTGGCACAGGAGGAAAGCCGTTCTATTTCGGAGAATGTGACATGGGGACATCGAAAGCGATTTGCCGATGGAAAGGTTAGTCTGCCGTACAAACGATTTCTGGGATACCGGAAAGGAGCAGATGGCTTGCCGGAAATTGTGCCGGATGAGGCAGAGATTGTTCGACAGATCTACAAGCAGTTTTTAGAGGGAAAATCCTACTATGCAATTGCAAAAAATCTGACCGACCGTGGTATTCCAACGCCTGCCGGAAAGGAACAGTGGCATATACGAACGATTGGGAGTATCCTGACCAACGAAAAATACAAAGGTTCTGCTCTGCTGCAAAAGAAATTTACTGTGGATTTTCTCACGAAAAAGACCAAAGTAAATGAGGGTGAAGTACCCCAATATTACATTGAGGAGAGCCATCCTGCCATTATCTCCCCAGAGGAATTTGAACTGGTACAAGCAGAAATGGCGAAACGCAAACAGCTGGGACGTAAATTCAGCGGAAATGATATTTTCTCTGCAAAAATCATCTGTGGTGATTGTGGTGGCTTCTTTGGAGCAAAGGTCTGGCACTCCAACAGTAAATATCGGCGTGTCATTTGGCAATGCAATCAGAAATTTTCTCAAAATTGTACGACTCCGCATTTGTACGAGGATGAAATCAAAATGCGATTTCTAACTGCATTTGCGAGTTTCTTTCAGCAGAGGGATTTGATTTTAGAAACTTGCCAAATGCTCATCGATGATCTTTCCGATACGACACTACTCGACCTGCGAATTGAAAAAGCCAGTCGGGAGATGAATGCGGTAGCTGCCGTGACAAAAAAACATATCGCACAAAATGCTGAAACCGAGCAAGATCAGGAGGAGTACGACCAAAAGTATCATGCATTGGTGCAGCAATATGAGAAGTTACAACAGCAGTTCACCAAGCTGCAGCAAGAGAGAGCAGCACGCATCAACAGGATGGATACGTTACATCACTTCCTGGAAACCATCTCTGCTGTTCCGCAAGTGCTGGACAGCTTTGATGAGGAGTTGTGGCGAACAACGATAGAAAAAGTGACGGTGTTCCATGATGGGAAAATGATTTTTCAATTCATAGACGGAACTGAAATCCAAGGGTAAAACAAACCGGCGTATCTTGCGAATATCCTCGCAGGTACGCCGGTTTTTCTTTGTCTTGAAAGCGGGTGCATTTCAAAAAATTTTGGGTGCATTTTTGCCCACAAAAAAACGTTTACGCGAACAGAAAACCGATTCAGAGGGAAATCTGAGCCGGTTTTTCTGCTTTTGAACACGTCCCAAAGAACGATTACTTTTTAAAATCCACGCTGTTTCGCTGGCTTTTGGGCATAAAAAAGCGGTTCTTTTGCAAATGTTGGGGTAGGCGAAAACAACGCAGTTTCGGGAAGAATCAAATGCGTACAGCATTCTGAGAAATTCTCGTAACACTGCAAATATCGCAAAACAGTCCATCTGTTTTGCAGTGGATACATTCCGATGCATCTGCTGCAAAGCGGATGGATTTTTTGCATTTTAAGTAAGGTGGACATGATGTCCACCTTTTCTAAAATGTAAATTCTATACAAAAAATGCCATCTGAAAAAGATGAAACGGACAGTTTCAATTTTCAGATGGCTTTTTTATTCGCTGAGGGAAAAACGATGATTGAAAGTACAAACAGGAGGGCAAACAAATGAGAACACTGAAAAATCGGGAAGCAATCGTAGCAAAGCTGGCTGAGATGCTCAAAAAATTTGATCTGGAACTGAACCGCTATAATACCGATGTGTATCTGTACTACGATAAAGAAAAACAGACCGCTGAATTGGACACCTTTATCAATGTAGGCGGCAACTCGTGGCTCAATGATGACCACTACACCATCTATACAGACCGCGAACATTACGAAACTGATTTTGACATTTTTGACAATTTGGGCGATCTGGCTGATGCGGTAGGAATTCAAAAAGAAAAGCTGATCCAAAAAACTGCTAAATATTTTGATGCTGATGTGGAGGATGTGGAGTACCACGAAGTTACAGTATTTATCAAATCAGATGAAAACTTGATGAAAAAGCTGCATGAAGCATATGCGGATTGCTTAGATGAACTGGAAAATAACTATGATGAACGGGCAGATTACATCATCAGCGAATGGGAGTCCAATGAGGAGGAAGATTATTGTGAATGACATCAATCGTTATGCACTCGAAAACAATCATTTTTTTGAAACCAAAAAGAAAACCGTTCTTGCCGGTGAAAGCCGTATCTTTAACAATTGGAGAGAACATTCCACAATTACAAGGGAGGATTTTCTCGAAGCCCTTGAATGGGTGTGCTCTGACCCGCTTAAAGAAGATGGGAGAATGACAAGAGAAATCGGACTTACCCCCACCGGAATTATCAAACTGCACAGATGCTATGGGGTAGATGGATTTTGTGCATTTTATTGTGACTGGAAATTTCAGAACGGAAAAGCTTACGGGAAACTCTGGAACGGAGAGTTTTTTGAAAGACCTTGTAAAAACGAAAAAGAAAGACTGTACTCTTTAAATGGAAAGACCGTAAGAGAACATCATAAAATTTGTTTGTCTTGTCGAGATAGAGTGTAAGAGCAACGACAAGTAAAATTGGCTAAACAAAAATGTATGTTTCACTGCCGCCCGCTGGAGCGTATCCAGCCCACTACCCTTCGGGGAAAAACAATTAAAAAGGAGAACCTACTATGAGCAACTGTAGAGTAATCGCACTGACAAACCAGAAAGGCGGCGTTGGAAAGACCACGACCGCTCTGAACCTTGGCATCGGACTTGCCAACACCGGCAAACGTGTCTTGCTGATCGACAGCGACCCTCAAGGCAGTCTGACGGCTGCACTGGGCTGGAAGAACTCCGATGGTCTGGAAGTAACCCTTTCCAGCATCTATGGAATGCTGCTGGATGACAAGCTGCCGAAAACTCCATCGTATGGGATTCTGCACAGCCAGGAAGGCGTGGATCTGCTGCCTTGCGACATTATGCTGTCCGGTACAGAAATGGCTCTTATGAGCAGTATGTGCCGGGAATCTCATCTGAAGCGGTACATCGAATTTGTGAAGGATGGTTATGATTACATTCTGATCGACTGCCTGCCTACGCTGGGAATTCTGGTGCAGAATGCCCTGACCGCAGCGACAGAGGTGCTGATTCCTACTCAGGCACAGTTTTTGTCTACCAAAGGTCTGACACAGCTGCTGCACACCATTTCTCAGGTACGTCGAGGACTGAATCCGGCTCTGACACTGGACGGCATCCTGTTCACCATGGTAGAGAGCCGTGTGGTAACCAGCAAAGCACTGATCGAGATGCTTCGGGAGCAGTACAGCGATTTTGGCGTGTTGCATACGGAAATCCCCAAGGCAGTCCGTTTTCAGGATGCATCTCTGAATGGCGTGTCAATTTTCAAAGAGGACAAGAACGGCAAGGGCAGCCAGGCATTTGAAACACTGGTACAGGAAATCGTGAATATGGGGGAAAAGAAAGTATGAATACTATTTTCCGAAATTCACAGCATTTCGACCGATGCCGGAAGATATTGAAGCAAATGCGTTCATCAGATTGCTATCACACTGTGATTGCATATCTGTTCACACTGGACGATGTGTGTTATCAGCATTTTGCCGACCTGTTTGATCTGGAATCTGATGCGATTCTCGGAGAAAATGCATTGTCACTTTCGTGGCAAACTGATACTTCCAGAAAGACAACTCGGTTGGCATTTAATCTTTGGAATAGTTTTGAAAATGGCATCTACAGTTCTGTGGATGCCATTTTCAGTTGTGAATATGCACCATTTTTCTGGGAAGCGATCAAGCTTCGCTTTCCGGAATACACGAAAGGAGAATAAGAACATATGCCCGTATCGCAAGAAAACATGCGGTCTGCATTAGGGGAAATCACGCAGGACAGCAAAATACAAGAAGCAAAATACGCCCAGATCATCACCACTCAGGAGCAGCGTGACGAAGCTGCTATGCCAGAGCGGCTGATGATCTATCCCCGGCAGCTGGTAACATTTCCGAATCACCCGTTTTACATCCGGGACGATGAGGATATGAGCAAGCTGAAAGAATCCATTATGAATTCCGGAATCCGGACACCAATTGAGGTGATCCGAACCGGAGAGAAGAATGAGCGTGGCGAGGATACATTCTATATCGTCGCCGGACACCGCAGAACCCATGTTGCACGACAGATTTTTCCGGAAGATCATCGTCTGGAAGTCAGAATCCATAACATGACCATGGACGAAGCCATTGTTGCTATGACAGAGAGCAACTTGCTGACCAGAGAGAATATTCTCCCGTGTGAGCGTGGCAATGCACTGCGAATGGAAGTAGAAGCAAGAGAACGTATTTCTAATCCAAACAACGAAAAATATCCCAAGAATGTTAAGACACGAGATTTGCTTGGCGAAACGTATAACATGACTGGACGCAATGTGCAGCGATATATTCGTTTATCCTATCTAATTCCAGAATTGCAAAATCTCATTGATGACAATAAGATCGGCATGGTGACCGGTGTAGAACTCTCCTATCTCACCGCAAAAGAACAGCGAGATGTCTGGGATGAGATGGAACTCACCGCATTTGAACATTATCCGAACAAAGCACAGGCGGTCGCTATGCGAAAGCTGTCCAAGGCAGGCACATTGGATATGGATGCCGTCGTAGACATCATGGAGGTTGATAAGCCAAATCAGATCGAACACGTTCGGTATGTTCCCCGAAAAGAAGATCTTCTGGAACAGATACCGGCATATCTGAAACCAGAGGAATGGAAAGACAAAGACTTTACCGACTTTATCGGTAAAGCAATTGCGTTTTATGCAAGTTCGCTGCAAGAACAGCACGCCCAAGAAATTGCAGACCGTATGCAGGAAGCAAACCGCAACCGAAAGCCATGGGAACGTTCCGTTTAAGGTGAGTGAGAGCGAGAAAAGGAGTAAAGATTTATGAAAGTTAGAGTAAACAACATCCCGGAAAAGAAGCCGCTGCCGTTTTGGATCGTAACACGAAAATTCGCCGTTGAAGAATTTTCGGAGATCGCCGAAAAACTAAAGCACAGCTGGATTCCTTTTCCGGAGCCGCTGATGTACAGCAACATCCACAGAGAGTATCACAACATCTCTCTTGGAGCAAAGGTGCTGTACAGCTTCATGCTCAATCGAACACTGGACTGGACAAACAATCCGTTTCATGAAGGCAAGCAGTTCTGCAACGAAAACGATGAGGTCTATGTGTCTTTTCCGCTGGAAGAAGCTGTAGACCTTTTGCAATATGGAACAGGAAAGAGCAAGAAATGCTACGAGGAACTGATCCAGCTGGGAATGATCGCAAAGAAAAATGATACCGACGAATTTTACGTCTATTGCAACGAAGACATGTTGAAGTACAAGCACATCAATGTAGAGTGATGTGTAGAAAGAAAGGTAAGGAAAGAAAATGACACTGGAATACATCACAGAAAAGAATGCACCAACAGAAGCAGAAATCGTGCAATACATGAAATTGCCGCTGGTGCTGTTTAAGACCGCCGAATTTAAGGAAGAACTCTCTCTGGCGGCAAAGGTCCTGTACTGCTTTTTGCTGGATCGGAGCAATCTTTCCTTAAAGAATGCAGATCGTTTTACAGACAAGAACGGCAGAGCATTTGTCTACTTTTCCTGGGACGAAGCCATGGATACCCTACAGTGTGCCAGACAGAAGGTCAGCAAGACGTTCAAAGAACTGGTGCATTCCGGTCTGATCGAAAAGGAGGATTGCGGTATTGCAAAGCACCCCAAGATCTATGTGATGCGATTCTATAACGACGTTCCGAAGGAAGCAGTTACCGAGGAAACTTGTCAGACTGTGACGGATTTTGTCGGGTATGAAAATCATACCTGCGAGTATGAAAATCATACTCGTTATATAGAATCAGACTTACCACAAACAAACTTACCTTTTTCTGATCTTTCGGCAGAGCCGAAGAACGACACAACAGCAAGCTATGAGAAAAAGCTGGAACAGGCTCAGACACAGGTAACATCGGAAAAAACAAAGCGGTTCGGCAACAAGGCGATTGCAGAAATCGCTGCCATTCTGGCATGGGTTGCAAAAACCGCCAAGAAAACGCTGAAAGTCGGCGGCGTAGAGATGCAGACAGAAACCGTTCGGGAAAAATTGCAGACCTTGACCGCAGATCAGACCGCAGAAGTGATGAAAAATACTGCCAACCGAAAAATCCGAAACCGCAGAAGCTATCTGCTGACCTGTCTGTATCATGCAGCTGACAGTATAGCAGCATCGGCAATCCCCAGAAGCGAAAATGCCGATGCTTATGAATCGTTTATCTTCAACTTGTGCTGACAACCATCGAGGTGAAAAACATGGAATCAGCAAGAAAAGAAGCCATTTCCTGCATTTACTGCGGCAAAAAGACGATGTGCGTGACATATGCCGGCAGCTATCAATACCGTGCAGTTTGCCTTTCCTGCCACAAACAGTTTGGCTTTTCTGCACCGTCCAGAGCAGCGGCAGATCTGATTTGCCGGACATTGCAGAAAAAATAGCAATAGCAACACTGGCATTTTCAAATGCGGATAGTCACATTCCCCAAACTGCATAGTTACCCCCTATGCACTCCTTTCAATCATCGAATTTCCAGACTGTCCGTACTTGAAAATGCCAGTATTACGCCATATTCCCGGTGCTTTGCCCTGCAAATATCCTCTCCGCAAAAACCTCCATACAGTTGCTCGTAGTAGGTGCGGAATTGCTTTTTGGGGATATTTGCGGGGCAAAGTGCCGGGACCTGAAGATTGGGGAGGTAAAAATCATGACATACATGGAACAATTTCCGACCGCAGAAGCCTATGTTCTGCACCGGATCACCCACGGCAAAGGGGTAATCTCCAAAGACGGACTGGTCCAGCTGGCAAAGGAACATCACGTTCCAATCAGCAATTTTTGGAGTAAAAACGAGATCGCCGAATTTCTCATGGAAACCATCGGTGTAGAAAGCCTTGCAGATGCCTGTGAGCAAATGGGCGTAAGTTCGTATTCGTTCCAGCAAAAATTCGGGATCTCCGGTATTGATGTGAAACTGCTGGCGAACAGAGGAATGCTGAAAACCACCGGAAAAGGACGGTTTTCTGTCCACGGAGAACCACACTACGCACCGTTGTACAGTGTGATGCAGTTTTATCTGCTGACACCGGAATTGGTACATGAATTTCTGAAGGAAGTGCAGCATGATGAATTATTCTGATTTTTTTTCAATTTTCTGCACTCTTCTTACCGTTGTTGCTGCGGTATGGATGGTAATCAAATGTATCATAATGGATTTTCGTGCAGTTCAAAATGACCTAAAGAAAATCCCGAAAATCAAACAACAAATGATTCGACTTCTGGAAAATAGAAAGAAGGGTAACAAAAATGAATCCAGTGAAAATCAAAGAGATTCTGAACTCCGGTGAACCGGACTGTGTTCTGGACTTTCAGATGCTTGCACGAGAAACTATGAAACAGGAGGAAGAATACAGCAATGCCGACTGGTTCTGGAACTATGAAGAATACCGGAGAATATTATGGGCATAAAGAAAATGAAAGTGATTTTTGGTTTTCCGGAGAAGCGACGCTGCTGTCAATGCAAAAGCCATATGGTTGCTACGCTGTATCATAACAGATGGTATTGTGATACATGTTTTCAAAAAAAGCAGCTATGCTGCATCTGCGGTGAAAATCCGGTAGAGGTCACAAAGGGCGATAACGGTTACTGCAAAAAATGCTACGAGAACAGCGTGAATACAGGCTTTACCCGGTCTGTGGCTGTACTTGCATTTTGCGGCAGTCTGATCCTGCTGCTGTATTTCTTCTGGATCAAGATCAGATTACCGGCGATTCTGT